CGCGAAATAATAACCATGGTAAAATTGAGGACATATGGAGGAATTCAGAATACTCAATAATTAACAAAGATTATAGATGGGATAAAATATCGAGTTGTAAATTCCGGCAATAAAGATTATTTATTAGAAGCGGCGGCTAGGGAATTACATGGTATAATGATTGATTTAGCAAACGATAGAGAACCAGAATTTACACCATTTAACGTTACTAAATTAAAGCCAGAGTTACGATATTTATTTGAAAAAATGCTTTCAAAAATTCCAAAAGCATTGTATAAAGTGCGGGAATTTTTTATACCTAGCTTAACATTAACACTGTTGAGCGATCTACTTCATAAGAATAGAATGTTAATAGAACGAGGTGAATTGATAACAATAGGCTGTACTCCTTGGTATGGCGGTTGGTATCAGTTAGCTGTAGTTCTTAACTATGACAATGAAGATATTTTTTGGGTAGATGGAGATATTACATCTTTAGACAAACATATAACTGATTGGATGCTATATATTTACCTTGCGGCAGGAGCAAGATATTACGCTTGGAATAGAATGAACCGATCACAACGACGATTATTGAAGAAATTATATTTATTATTGTTGTATCATGTTACTAATAAAATTACATTGCAACCAGGAAATTTTTGGCGACTGATAAGGGGAGTAATGTACTCAGGAGGAAAAGAAACATCTCATGGAGATTCATGGATAATGGCATTATGTTTCTTTTTATATATAGAGCACATTAAACATATGCATCCCTCATCAGCACCATTTATACATCAATGTTTATTAGCGGGGTTTATAGCTATTATTGTTTATGGAGACGACAATATTTGGTGTTGTGTCAAAAAATTACGTCACTTAATCAATGCGAATTCTTGGGCGAGATTTCTGAAAGAATTTTTAGGGATGGAGCTACGAGATTTTAAAGAGTATGATAAGTTCTTGTCGCAGGTAGATTTTACTACGGGAATATTGCTCTATACAGGGCCTAGATATCTAAAAAGATATTTTATAGCATCAATAATTCCTAATTCTGCCCCAGTACTACCATATAAAACATTTTTAGAACCTTGTGTAAGATTATGTGCAGTTTTAGAGTCAGAAGGTCATGTAGGATTGGTCTTGAAAGCGTTAGGACAATCTTATGATAGTTTAGGAACAAACTACATAACGTATATGGCTTGTTATACTGCATATCAATTTGCTTTGACAAAATGTTCTAAAACGCCGAAGCAATTGTATCTAGAGTGGAAAGATGATCCCTCTAAAGCTAAGATTCTGAAATCAATGTCCAAGAAGGCTAATATGAAAGAAGCCGAATTTTTTGAGTCATTTCCTTCGTTTGAATCGTTACAAAAAAAGACATATGTATATTCCAGAATTATGTAACAATCGACCGGATATATTTCGATTATCAGATTTCTTTTGAGTTTTTTCTAAAGTATAATAAAAAATAAAAAAAAACAATATATAATAAAAATTAAAAAAATAAGACCCCAAAGGGCGATTAATAAAAAAAT